GAACTGAACGACGGGGCTGATGTTGGCGAGATGATGACGGTGTTTACCGCGATCATCTCAAAGGCGCAGATGGGCGCGCCTGCAAACCCTACCCAGCCGGGGAAGTAGACCCGGCGGAGGCAGAGGAATTAGGCGAATGGGCGATTGACCTGGAGATAAGTTTGGTGGAGCGGTTTGGTTGGAGCCTGCGTGACATTGACGAAACCGACATTGAGAGCCTGCTACCGTTTATTTACCGCTTCGCTGCGACCACAGGCAAGGATGGCAAGCCGAAGGCAAAGGCGCCAGGCAAGAAGACATTTATCGACCAGATCAACTTCCCTTGAGGTAAAGCATGGCTGAAAACGATCTTACCGGAAAAGTGGGGCTCGATACTTCCGACTTCAAAACGGCGATTGCCGGAATGAATCGGGACATTAGGGTTATCGAATCGGGGTTCAAAGCATCCGCCGCGGCGCTTGGCGATTGGGGGTCGAGCGCCTCAGGCCTGGAAATGCGCATTAAGGCGCTGACCGGCGAGATTGGAGTACAACAAAATAAGGTCCAGGCGCTGACGACGGAGTATAAACGGATTGTAGATGCACAGGGCGAAAACTCTATTGCAGCTCAAAACCTGGAGATCCGGCTAAACAAAGAGACCGAAACCCTTAACAAGATGGGGCTGGAGCTTACCACCACCGAGGCGGGGCTGGCGAAGATGGGAACGGAGTCTGTCCAGACCGCCGGCGACGTGGATAAACTTAACCAGGAAGAGACGCAGAACATCGGCACCACAAACCGCCTGGGGGCAGCGTTATCCGGGCTGAAAGACCACCTGGCCAACGCAGGGCGGGGGTTCCGGGAATTGGGCGACCGGGTTATATCCGTAGCCAAAAACCTGGCGATTGGCTTGGCGGCGGCGATAACCGGCGCGGCAATCGCCATCGGTGCAATGGTCGTCAAGACGGCCGCGACCGCTGACGCATTGGTAGAGTTATCCGAGAAAACCGGGTTATCCACCACAAAATTACAGGAACTAACCTACATCGGCAAACAGACCGGGACGGAATTAGAGACCGTGACTGGCAGCCTGGCGCGGCTGATAAAGAACATGAACGCGGCTACCGTGTCAACGTCACCGGCGGCAAAGGCCTTTGCATCCCTGGGTATCAGCGTAACCGACGCCAACGGCGAACTCAGGGACAGCGAGACCGTGTTCGGCGAGGCATTGACCGCCCTGGGCCAGATGACCAACGAAACCGAGCGCGACGCCCTGGCAATGGCGTTATTTGGCAAGAGCGCGCAGGAACTAAACCCGCTTATCCTGGCCGGGGCTGATGGCATGGCAAAGATGGCGAAGGAAGCGCAGGACCTGGGGATTATCCTATCCGAAGAAGACGTGAAGGCCGCGGCGGATCTGAACGATAAACTCGCGGCGATGAAAGGCGCATTCGGCGGATTACTCGCACGCCTGGCCGGGCCGTTCATTCCGTTGATTACCAAGATTGCAGACAAATTCAGCGAATGGCTGAAATCGCCAGAGGTACAAAAGGCGATTGATAACCTGGTAATTGGAATCGGCAACATCGTCGAGGTGCTTGGCGTCTTCGTGGATCGCCTGTTATCCGGCGATGTGCGCGGGGCGCTGTATGCCATTTTCCCGGATGACGTAGTAAACACGATCATGAATATTGCAAAGGCGGTCGGCGATTTTATCACCCTGACCCTGATACCGTTTGTCCAGAAGTACGCGCCGGAAATCAAGGCGGCGGTTATTGCGATTGCGGCGGTACTGGCCGGGGCTGGCATCGTGGCGCTGATTGCCTCGATTGCCAACCCGATTGGGCTGATCGTGGTCGCGGTAGGATTATTGGCGGCAGCCTGGCAGGGGAACTGGGGCGGCATTAGAGACATCACCATGTCGGTGGTCAACTGGCTAAAGGCGTTTATCGCCGCGGCGCTGGCGGCTATCCAGGCGTTCTGGACGGCGCACGGCACGCAGATCATTGCGGCAGTTACAAAATTATGGGATGGAGTAAAGACTGCCTTCAACACTGCGATAACGATTATAAAAGGGATCATAGATTTATTCTCCCTGGCATTCCAGGGGAAATGGTCTGAACTCGGAACTAAGCTACACGAGATCATAAGCGTAGCCTGGGGCAAGATCAAAGAAACGATAAAGACCCTGGGGGACTTCCTGAAAGCCTGGATACCAGAATTATGGGGCAAGGTGAAGACCTGGTTCGCCTCGGTTGATTGGGCGGCGGTCGGCAAGGCCATCGTTGAGGGGATTTGGAAGGGTATCAGCAACGGCTACGAATGGATAAAGACCAAGATTACCGAGTGGGTTAAAAACTTCCTGGCGTTTATGCGCGGCCTGCTGGGGATAAAATCGCCGTCTACCGTGTTTGCGGAAATGGGCGCAAACATGATCCTGGGGCTAAACGAAGGGCTGAAGCAGTTGGGCAACCTACCAGAGATACAGCTTGGCAAAATGGCAGTAAACATGATCGGAGCCATTCAGCCTATTGCGTCATCTACGCCAACCGCAGCCGGGCAACCTGCCAGGGACAGCCGCAAGGTGATCATCTACGGCGGGGTACACCTGCACGGGGTAACGGACGGCGAAAGCCTGCTTGAAAGTCTATCGAGGTTGGAAGCATGAAAATCGTAACCTGGGGCGGGCATGACATAAATGACGAACTGAATTACAAGGCGACGTTTAGCGATAACGCCTACAGCATGGCCGACATTGCGCCGGTGCTGGTCAAGCGGTCTGGGCGGTTTCCCATACTGGGCGCGGTCGAGAGACCTGACCGGCAACTGGACATTGACATCGTGATCCTGAAGACCGCCACGCGTGACACATTGGCGGCGCAGCTTATGACCTGGTTTGATCCAGACGACGCCACGCCGCAGCAGTTGATTATCGAGGACGACGCGGGCGGAAATCCGCGTTATGTGTACGCCATTTGCCAGGCGCTTGACAACGCCGGATCATTGCGGCGCAGAGCCTACCACGCTACCCTGGTCATCAGCGGTGACGTTTTATGGCGCTATTCAACCGCCGAAACCGACACCTGGAGCATAACCGCAACCGGACAGACGAAGGTATTGGACAACAATGGCGAGGCTGCCGCCTACCCAATATTGCAGATTAGCCCGACGTCAGCCAAGGCAGGCGGGTTTTTATATCGCCGGTTTATCAGCCTACGCTGGCGCACAACCGAGGCGGCAACCATGTATCCGGTTGACATCGTAAATAACGGACTGGATACCGCCACCCTGGTTGGAGCCGGGAAGATGCAGGCTGACGGGGACGACGTGCGAGTATTGGTTGACGGGGTTGAGGTCAGCCGGTGGCTGCAGGACATGGACAATGCCACGACGCAGGTCTGGGTGAGTTTAGATTTTCAGCCGAAGATGGAATTTACCATCAGCGAAGACTGTGCCTCCGCTGGAGCGATTACCACGCTGGACTTTGACGGGGACGTGTGGGGATCCATTCGGATGCAGGGTATATTCTTCATCGGCAACGAGGCGTTTACTTATACCGGCCTGACCCGAAAGTCGCGATATATATCAACGTTTACCGGCGTTTCCCGGGCGGCGCATGGTACGACCGCGGATGGACATACGACAGGCGATACTGGCTGGTGGTGCCAGCATGAGATTTACTTGGTCTACGGCAATGCGGCGCTTGGGACGCCTGCGTTCCTGGAAACCGGCAAGCCGGTATTTAGCCTGGCAAGTACGAACACGTCCTGGGTGTATGCCAATTTTGGCGTCACCGGCGAACGCATGGCCGGCGCCTGGTCGTTTGTGGGCGGGCGAGGGCTTGGTTATACTGCCAACCAGCATACATGGGCGACAACGTGGGCTGAGCTGGGGATAGCCACCGAGGGGGTAGGGGTCATGTGGGGGTATTGGTACCTAACAAACCCATGCTACATAACAAACGCCAACTTTTCTAATGGCCAAAAATGGGTGGAATCATTCCTCGGGACGTTTTCACTAGCCCCACCCTGGTACGATTTAGACGCAACGATTGACGCCTACTACCTTGGGCCGGCTGGGTACAACTGGTTTTTACAAGACTCCATTGCTGCACCATCCGCGGAAGCGGGTTGGGAGGCCTGGAGCGACAACCAGGCGTTGACGGCGCTCTCGACGGGCGTCAGACTATCCGTTGTTCTGGACGCCTACGATCCGAGGGTGCAGGTCAACGTCTACCTGGAAGCGGCGGACTGTACGCTAACCCTGAATAGCAGTTACACGCCAGTGGTAGCCATTGGAGCCGAGACGGGCGGATACACCCTGGCGGCCAGGATAAGCAACACCACCACCGGGCAAATTATCGACCTGGATTTTGTGATGCCGACCAACCAGGAGTTAGAGGTTGACACGGACGCGAAGACGCTAACCTACCTGGCGGATGGATCAAACCAATTCCAGGCGCTGACAATGGTCGACGGCCCGCGGCGCGATTGGCTGAAATTGCAACCTGGGAATAACACCATCCAGTATGACGAGACGGGGGCGGCCGGCGTCACCATAGAATTTGAGTGGGAAGAAAGGCTGTACCATTGATCCGTTTTGTGGTCGGCGACGTTGCCGGAACGCAGATAGCGGAGATTGAGCCGGACATCGGGCCGATATCCTGGCGGCTGAATGACATCGGGCGGGTACAGTTTGCCCTGGCCAAGACGGACGCCAAGGTTACCGAGGCGATATTGAGATTTGGTAACCGGGTGCTAATTGAGTTTGACAACGGGTTACCAGATTGGGGCGGGGTGATCGACACGCCGCGGGAATGGGGATTGGGTATGGTTACCTGTAACGCCTACGGCGGTGAACAGATTCTAGGCTACCGGCAAACGGACAAGACCAGGGCGTTTGAGGGTGACGCGATTGGGGTAATTTATCAGGCATTATTGTCAGAGGCGACCGCGGCAAAAAACACAGGGATAACAATTGGCAGCATCTGGCACGGCGGCGACACTCATGCCTTGGAATATCATTACAAGAACATCTTAGCCATCATCCGTGAAACCTTATGCGGCAGCCTGTCGGATTACGACTTCGACGTCGCCGGCAGCCTGGACAGCGGGAAGATTGTACTGGCAGCCAATTTGTACGAGCG